CTCGCCCCAGCATACTGCGGCCTGCCTGCAGAACTTGCCGCGGAAATCGTCACGCTTGCCGCACAGACGCGAAGGCGGCTCGGCGGCCATGATTATGCGCTCGATACGCGCTTCCGCGCGTATAGCGAACTCCACGTCAAGGCGGACGCGCTCGATGTGGATGTCTTCGTCGTCCTTGTTGGTCGCCATATAGAGGCAGCGGTCCAGGCCCTTTTGTTTTAGATAGAACTGCATGGTCGCATAGTGCAGCGGCTTGGCCTTTTGCACGCCGTCCTTAACCAGCAGGCGAAAGCCGGCCGCGTTGGACGACTTGCATTCGACGACGTGTTGCGTTTTTGATTCCGGCAGGCCGATAACCTCGCCGTCAATCTTGCCGCGCAAGTGCCCGCCGACCGCGCGCACCTTGTCTTGCTGGCCGGTGACTTCGCAGCCGATAAGCCGCAACAGGTCCAGCAGCCGTTCTTCCTCGATGTTCCCGCGCTCGAAAATTCGGCGCTTTTGCCAGGTGATAACTTCCGGCACTGACGCGCGCCGGAAGGCAAGCCAGACGGCACGGTCGCATTCCACGCCGATTTCGCCGGCCGGCACGCCGACGGATTCCCAATCGTCACGGTCGGCGGCAAGCGCGGTCTGGATAGCGCGCAGGGTTGACGGTATGGGGCGCGGGATGGGGGTCATGCTTCGATAACCTCATGGCCGAGGTGCTTGAGGATTCGGCGAAAGACGTCTTCCCGGTCATAGTGGGTGCCAGAAAAACATGCTGCGTGCGGCTCAAGTGCAAGCGCAGACGCGCCGTCAATCTTTACCCACGCTCCTTCCGCGTATGACGGCCCGCATGTCTCGCAATCGGTTTCGTGGTCAAGCCATTCGATTTCGATTTTCAAATCTCCATCTCCTTCGTAAACAGGCATCGCGCCGGGTTGGCCTTGTCTTCCACGAATGCCGAACACCACGGCTCGCCGTCGCGGATGGTCCATTCGGCAGGTTGGCTAACTGCTGCGGCCACCAAAATTGGGCAGCCCGCTTCGTAGTCGCCAAGTTCGTCTTCGGCGGCTACCGGATTTTCGCGGAGGCAATGCGCGCACCAGCGACGCTCGAAAGCGTCGCCTTCCGTTGCGTTGGATGGGTAGTAGGCTGTTGTCATGCTGCTACAGCCTGTCGGTTGCCGACTATAGCCAGACGATACGACGCCTCGCACTCTGCGCGGTCCCTCCATTTCGGAAGGAATTCGCGCTCTAGCGTGGTCTGCGCGTCGGCTATCCGCCCGGCGCGCATTTGGGTTAGTGCGTCAATGACGGAAAGCGTGCTGCTGTGGTTGTACCCACGACTTGCCGCCTCCTTGATGATATCGGCGTCATCAATGGCCGCGAACACGTCGTCGATATCGACGTCTACGTTGATGTATCTTGCCATCCGCTTACACCCTGCAAGGCATCAAAACGCACAACAGCCCTTCGGCCGCAGCAGACGTAAACACGGCCGGCGAACCGCCACCAGACAGTGCCAACATGATATCGCCGGGCGGAAAGATGCCGACGAGCTCCGACAGGTACGCGCTGTTGAATCCGATCTCGATCGGCTCGCCGCTGTAGTCCACCTGGATTTCGTCGACCGCGCTGCCGAATTCCGCGCTGTTGACTTCAAGCTTCACAGCGCCACCGGCAAAGTTTAGCCGGACGGCCCGGCCGCGTTCCGACGATACGACCGCAACGCGGGAAGCCGCCGAACGCATATCGTCGCCGTCGAAGCCGATAGCCTTGTCGTTGTCCTTCGGAATGACGCGCTCGTAGTCAGGAAACGTTCCGTCTATGAGCTTGGACAGGATGACGAAATCACCCTTGGCCACGCGAATGCGGGAATCCGAAACCGCGACGCTTACCGTGCCTTTAGGCAACAGACTTACGGTCTTGCGCGGCACGATGACGCCCGCAAAGTCCGGCAGGTCGCCAGCATTGTTGCGCGCTAGCCGATGACCGTCCGTCGCAACCGCCACGGCATTGGCGCCGCCACGAAAGAAGATGCCGTTGAGGTAATAGCGGGTTTCCTCGGTCGAGATGGCAAACGATACCGGCGCGAACAGTTGCGCCAGGTCGATATCGAATTCCGCGTCAAACTTAGCGGCGGGAAGATCCGGGAAGTCGTCGGCCGGCAGGCTTGCCAGCTTGAACAGGCTGCGGCCCGACTTCACGACCAGAATTCCGTCCTTCAGGCTGATATTCAGGTCTGCTCCGGCTTTGTTGACGACGGCCGTAAACAACTTGGCGTCAACGCAGGCCGAACCGGCCGTACCTTCGCACCATGCAACGTCGGTTGCCACGATATCCAGGTCGGTAGCGGTAATCTGCAGCCGGTCGCCAGTGGAAACCAGCCGCACATGGCCGAGGATAGGAATCGTGTTGCGGCTTTCTACGGCCTTGACGACGCCCTGTAGTGCGCGCGCAAGTTCGCTTTTGGAAACGGTGATTTCCATTTTTGCTCCTTTTGTGGGTGGTGGTGGGCTGGCCGTAGCCAGCCCAGGTAGCTACCGAAGTAGCAGGTAGAAAATGACGACCAGGCCGATGACGCTAACCGTGTGCTCGACTGCGTCCGCCCAGGTCATTTCGTTCCCCAGGGCCTTTTAGTCGCAGGCGCCGCGGCCTGTTGCCGGTTGTCGTTGGCCGGCGCTTGTGCGCGCGTCACGGGTGCCGGTGCCGCTGCGGCCGGCTGGTTGGCGTCGATGGAAGGTTCGGGGACATCGCCTGTGTCGGGGAAATAGTAGGTCTTGATTTCGGCGCGCGCCGGATATTGGCCGTCCTTGGAAGGCTTGCCGAGACCGATCTTGGCGGTGAACGTCCGAAAGTGGAGGTCCTCAGAATCGTCAACCGTGTCGGCGCCGATCGCCCGGCACAGTGACGCGAACCGCGCCTGGCCGATGCGCTGCGCTTCCGCGCTGCTGTTTTCCAGGTTGTAGTTGTTGAACAGCTTGCGCCCCTTGTAGTCCTGCGGCGCGACAACGTCGAACGTAGTCTTGAGGATGGTGCCCTTGCCGTCCCTTGTGGCGGCCACGTCGCTTGCCGTCATCTCGAGATGATAGACGCCGTTGGGAAGCTCGGCGTAGTCTTTCTGTTCCGTGTCGTGTTCGGTCGCGTTAAATCTCTGGCCGAGTTGTGCCATATGTGTCGTTCTCCTGTTGCTGGTGGGGTGTTAGGGTTGGACTGATGGTTCGCGTTGCTGACGCTGGAATCGGTCCTCGTCGCGCTGTCCAGCGGCGAATCCAGCGCGGTATTGGCGCTGGAATTCCTCCGCCACTTCAAGCATGATTTCGTCGTCTCCGAAGAACCGCTTGGCCGTCTTTATGAAGTCCTCGTGGATTTCCATCACGCAGCCTCGTCCTCTTCGACTTCCTCGACCGGCGCGTCAGTCACGACGTCCGGCTGCGGCGGGAAGTATTGGTTCAGGATGTCAAATCCCTTGCCCTGCTTGTATTCCAGAATGGCCTTGGGGATCTGGTAACGGTTGCCGGCGATAAAGCCGGGCCGCTCCTGCACGGCGATATTCACCTCGCCGCTGCCTTGACCGCGCTTCGCGGTTTTCTTGAAGCCGAGTTCTTCCTTGGCGATCGACACGCGCTGATGAAGGAATCCGATAAGGTCTGACGCGTCGCAAACCGCGCTTCCGGAATCGTCGCGAAGGTTCAGCATATAACGCGGGTAACTGTCGCTGGTGATGCCGGGAACCGTCTTCGCCTTGACGTGCGAAATCAGCACGACATAGAAGCCGGCCTTTTTCAGCGAAAGCACTTTCTTGATGAACTCAAGCCAGATTGCGTGCGCGGCTGCGAATCCTTTGCCGTACCCAGGCTCTTCCACATCCGCCCACCCGTTACGGGCGCAGGCTTCGGCATTGATAAACACTTCCATGCCGTCCAGTGCGTCAAGGACGAATGTGCGGCGATCGTGCTCGGCTTCAAGCATGAAGTCGATCTGGTCCATGACGTCAGCATAGGTTTCCGACACGCCGAAAGACTTCATAGGTGAGCCTGACGACTGGCGTTCGCCTTCGCTTGTGCGGCAGTAGTATGGCGCCGGAAATTCGGACGCCAGCGTCGTCTTGCCCAGCTTCGCACCGCCGTAGATGGTGACGATAGGCGGGTCTGTGTCGCTGGTATCCTTTAGTTCACTCCAGGAAATAGCCATGTGGCCTCCTTCTCAAGTTACAATCTGCAGGACGAAAAGCACGACCACGGCGGTGACAATCCAATCCCAATAATCGAACACCAGCGCCAGAAAGCCGTCGGCGTCGAGCAGCGGATCGTAGTGGTCGCCGTTGCCTGGGTTCAGCGAAGTAGCCATGAAAGCGCCTCCCAGTATGCCCAGCCGATGGCGAAGACGATGATTGCGAACGGCAGCAGAAAGATGCCGACCAGCAAAGCGGTGCTGATAAGGAAGCTGGCAAAAGCGCGCCTGATGGGTCTGTAGTCGTGCGGCTGCGGCGCAACCGGGACGTGGTCTAGGGGCGGTTTGTTCCAGCCATACAGTGATGGTGGTTTATCCGGCATTGGCGAGCTCCACGTTGAAACCCTGGCGTCGGCTGCCGAACGGATAGACCTTGCCGGTCGTCGGGTGCGGAACGTAGGTAGATTGCGGGTAGCCGGCCTTCTGCGATCGGCTCAAAGGCGTAAGGCCCTTTAAACCGCGCACTGCGGCGCGCCGCTCCAAGGTGGCCGCCGCCCGTTCTTTCTTGGCTTCAAGCCGCGCTGCGGCTCTGTCTGTTTGTCTGCTCATGACATGCGTCTCCTATACCCGCCGCCAATCGGCAGCGGGCTCGTTAGAGTTGGGTTTGTGGCTAGGCGGCGATGTTCAAGCGTTGCCAGTCTTCGACAGCGCGCTTGCCAGCCACAAGGCTGATATCTGCGACAGCGCGCAACGCCTGCACGGCCGCCACCTTCTGGCCTTCCGCCGCCAGCCGCTGCCATTCGTGCTTGTACTCTGGCTTGGCAACCACCGCCGGCTCGCCCTGCAGCACATAGACGCCGAACGCCTGGCCCTTGTGGTTGTCGGCTAGCCGTTCGGCTTCGCGTCGTGCGGCGCCGGCTGTCGCATGAATGTACGGGCGGCTTGCCGGAAGCGGCTGGCCGTTTTCGATAAGGCAGACGATGGCGGTGGGGGCGGCCGCAGGAGCCAGCACCAGTTCGTAGTCTTCCCATAAGACACGGTTGCCTGTGTTTGGAGGACTTGCCCACTTTACAGCATACATGCCATCTCGCGCGATGGTTATGACGCCCTTGTCTCTTGGGTCGCCATCAGCGATGACAACGTCCCCCACCTTGAACTTCGCCGTCGGCGCGGCAACAGCCACCGGCTCGTCGGCCGGCCATTCGGCGATGATGTCAGGGCTGTAATCGCTGGTGCCGTCGTCGCGCCACAGATCGCCGGCCTCGTTGAACTCCTTGCAGCCGCCCACCGGCTCCCATGGATGCTCGGTATCGCTCCACTTCGTCATCGGCCCGACCTTGCGGCCGTCGCGCGTCTTGTAATAGCGGCCGGCGACGATCTGGAGGGGCGCAGGTTCGAAACAGTCAATGGTAGCGCGTGTAAAGTTACTAGCAACAGCCACGGTCTTGTAATCAACCGGCGGGTCTATATCGAGAAGATATTCTCCGCCTTTGCAGAAGTCGCCGTCGCGCCACGCCGCAACCGTGGCAAGCTTGCCGACGGCGCCGGTTGTGGACGTGCCGTCCTTTACCAGCCGCACCCGCTCGCCGCCCTTGGGGGTCCAGACTGGCGATAGCTCGCTCCCTAAGTGCCACCAACGATTCTTAGTGCCAGTGTTGGCTGCATAGCCGTCATGCCCACCCATCCAGCCGTCGTTGAATTCGATTAGGACTGTATGCGGTTCAATCCGCACAACCACCCCTTCACGCTTGCCGCCTTTGTAGCCTCGGTTTTCAGCAATCACCCGCTCGCCAACCTTCGGCTTCCATTCCTTATTGTCATTGTCATTCATCACTGCATCCCTCCCATAGTCCGGCGCGCAGCCAGGTTGATAACGTTGTCCGGCGCTGCGCCGTCGCCGCTCACGGGCGGCGTGGCTACCATTGCCGGGTCGGAAAAGTCAGGGT